CCTTTGTCTAATTCTGTTTCACTAATAAAATCTCTTGAAGGATTAAAAGATTGACCATCAGTTGCAGTTGAACCACCCGCGTGATTTGTGTCACCTCTAAAGCCGCCCTGCATTGGTGTTTTTGGGTTAGAACCTCCAATTCTTGTTATAGACGAGTCGCTATTTGCCAAGCCGCCGCCATACATATGAAATTGTCTTGGGTCGTTATCAGTTTGATTACCATCTAAAGATATTGTACTTAATACTTGTAAATTGTTTAAATCTTCTTCACCTTTTAACTCCGCTAATAAGCTGGTGTTATTTCTTATTTTTATAAAAAATTTACCTTGATATTCTTCTTTACCGCTTTCGTCAACTGTATCAACTATAACCATTTTTACCCCGCCGCCATAACTACCAGATGTAATATTTAAAGACGCATCTCCACCAACTATTGTAGCTCCACCACTTAAATCACCAGAAGGGTTGAGCAGTTTATCTCTATCAAAATCGTCATAAAGAATTTTTACATCATCTCCAAATTCTTGAGTAAAATGTAATTCAAAATCATTATCATCAGCTAAATCTAATTCTTTATTTGATATTGTGTAAACATCAGTTTCCCCCGAACCAGTAACAAATTTTACTTTTGTGCCAGGATTTAAAAGAGTATATGCTTCTTTACTTACCCCGTCTTTGGTATCATTATCAATTCTCCCATTGTTATGAATATTAGTTTCTAGAATCTTGTACATTGCATTAACAGTTATTCTATTTCTGCCTGGAACAGGAGATGACCCGGGTTTTAGTACATGCAAGTCTTTATCTTGTTCAAGATTTTTACCAAACACAAATACATCTGGAACATATATTTCTTTTAAAGGTTTAGCTAAAAATGGAGGTGGGGTGGTATATTTATCTAATACTTTAAATTCTTCTTTAATATCTGAAATATTATTACCTCTTTTCTTTTTAAGTATTATTTTATCGTCAACATCTACTTTGTTAACATCTGCAGATGGTATTGCAACATATATAAACCCTTCTTTATCTTGATAAAAACTATCACCTATAAAGTTATGTGTTTTAGATGATATTTCTTTTATAAAATATTTATAAGTTTTTGCGAATGAAGGTGGGTTGGAAGTTATAGCTGTTTTAAATCTAGTTGAAAAAGAAGCTCCTTCTTGCCCAACTTTTACAATACCTGTTTTGCTTGTTAACACAGGTGTTTGCCTACCAAACTCATCCATGTAAACAACACCAAATTGATATGTTCTTTTTGACTTTATAGATTGTCTTTCTTTTTTAACATCATCATAATTTGAATCAGTAGGATTGTATCTATTATGTATACCTACTGAAAATACAGGCTCTACATTTGCCGGAGGATTACTAGAATCTTTTAAATTAAAGTTTTCAGTATAATTACCATATATTAATCTGTTTGCTGTAATTTCTTGTGCTTTAGCTTTTCTAGGTACACTATCAAATAATCTTAATAATTGATTTGATGGTAAAGTTTTAAATATTTGATCATCTTTTACTTCAAATTCTAAAGGGCTTGGAAAAGCATTGCTAGAATTTCTTTTAATAGTATCAACTAAATAGCAGTTTGTGCCTACAGAATCTTTATATAGTATATCTATTTCTTCAACATCAGCATGTATATTATGATTTAAATTTTTTAGTTTTAGCAGCCTCAGGCTATTAACCATTGCTAAATTTTGACCCGCTTTTGTATCATATTCTACACCTGTATTTCCAAGGCCGGGATTAGATTCATCTATTAATGGTCCAACTGTAGGGTCAGGTAAAAACGCCGCATTAGAAAACGGAGAAAAGCAAGAATATTGCCCATTATTGTATTTATATCTATAAGCAAACCTGGGAAATTTTTCTTGAAATAACGGATCATCTTCCTCCAGTATACATGTATAAGGTACGGCACCGCCTGGAGCCTTTTCAGATAAAGTTAATATTGTAGCTGTATACGTTCCAACACTACCGCCAGTTTGAGAGCTATTATAAGTAGTTAATTCTATTCTAGCTTTAATAGTTTTCACAGTGTCATCGGATTGTGTAAAAGAATGTGTTAGTACAATTACGTCTCCAACTTGATAATTAGGATTTACAGAACTACCTGCCACTAAAAATTTACTAAAATCTTGACCTGTATTATTAAATGAAGTTCCAGTGTCTATAGAGGGTACTAAATTACCAACACTTGCAGTTGACCCAAAATCAGCCTGCATAATTACAGTGCCACCACCATCTCCCGCAGTGCCCAAACCGCCTCTTGCTGAACTGCTCATATCTAAAGTTGGCGCAGCTAATGGAGATTTTTTAATAACAGTTATTCTTTCTGCACTTAATCCAGAGCTGGTTCCCGCAGATCCAGAAGTTTGACCTCTCCAATATTCAATATCTACTTGTCTTGGTTCATTTAAATTATCTGTAAAAAATAAAATACCATCAATAACATTTGCCCCAGTTATAAAATAATCCGTATTAAAATTTAATATATTACTTTGGTCAACTAATATTGTATCGTATGTGTTTGCTTGATAATCCCACTCTGCTATTAAATCTTTTGCTGATGATGTAATAAACCAATATATTTTATTATTTTCAATATCTTTTACGGTACCAATACATTTTGCATTAGATAAACTTATTGTATCTCTTTGAGTATTACCTAAAATACTTTTTAATGCTCCAACGTCGCTACCTTCTGAAAAGTCAACATCAACATTTACAGCGTCTCTATATTCACCATTAGGAATCAATCTTTCATCAAGGTCTTTATTCATTTTACCTTGTATAAAAGCATTTTTAATTTCTGGCATACTTTAGTGTTTTATTACTTTAGATTTATTTCTCATTACTTGAACAAGCTCTTTAGGGTTCAAGTTTGCTAACCTTAACTTTGCATTTCTTATTGATGCAAATCTATCTCTTTTATATCTTTGGATTACATACTCTGGAAAATTTGTTCTAGCACTTACTATAGAATATACAATATGCTTATATAACGCTTCTTCAGCAAATTTATGAACTTTCATTTCAGAGTCAGTACCCATGCTATCTGAAATATATTTTATTGTTATTACAGCATTAGCTAAATCAGATGTAAAATGAAATTTACCATTTAATTCATCTATCATAAAATTACCATTTTTTTGAGCAATTTCTGGGTCTAACCCGAATCTTCCGCCATACTCAGATATTCTTTCATGTGCTCTTTCTAGGTCGTTGTTTACATCGTTATCAAATAGTCCTGTAAAATTACCACTGTTATTATCTTTGAATCTTGTTTGAGTAGTTGGTGTTTGAGTTAATAAACTATCATCATCATCAAATAAATATTCTGCTTCTGAATCTTGTAATATAGATTCTGTTGGTATAGATGTAAATCTTATAGGATATAAAGGTCTTTCTACACCAGCCTTATCAACTCTAGATATTTGAACATAATCTACATAATCTTGTGGCATTAGTACTGACAAAGAACTACCAACTTCTACTTCTTGTATTTTTTCAACTTTAGTTAAATCATAACTAAATTCTTGCAAACCTCTTTTTGCATGGAATAATACGTCTGATCTTTTAACCCTAGGTATTATTTTATCTTTACCTACATATGAAACCATAAAATTAGCAACTATATCTGTTAAAGATATATATCTATATCCACCAGAAGGTGTTGTTAATTTAACTTCTATAAGATCACCGGCTGTTCTTCCTGAAGAAAATATTACCTTACCAGCATTATTACCAGATGAACTATATGTATATAGATTGTCGTCTACTTCTGAACCATTAATAAAAACAATAAACTTTGATTCCGCTGTTGGCAAAGGATCTAGTGTTAATAAAAACTGTGTCTGACCCGCGGTTGCTGTAAACTTTTGTCCCGGAGTATAATATTGATAATGTGTTTGATTTATAAATGCCATTTATTATGCTTTTTCTTGTTGTACATCCTTCATTTCTTCAGCTGAACCTGTTTGGTAAAGATTACCATCCTTTAATAATATACCAGACAATGCTAATATTTTATTAACTAATTCTGTTTCCTCAGATTCATGTAGCTCGAAATTTACAGAATTTGCTGAGTTATATAATCCTGTCCCGCTGTTAGCAGCCCATGATACTGTTGCTGGTATTTTTACGTAATTAGCATATACACCACTGGTTATTTGTGTGTTATTATCGCCATATACTTTTATACCGGTATTACTTCTTATATAAATAGGATATTCATTTGTTGGTGAAGCAATAGGTGAAGATTTTATATATAACCATTCTCTTTGGGTTACTTGCTCTGCTTCGCGGCACGATGGACAGTTTGTTAATACAGAACCAAGTCTATATAAATCAGTAGGAAGAGATGTTCCACTATTACTAACAGAACCTTGTTTTTCAAATAAACTTATTTTTTCTTCCAATATTTCAACCATGTCAGCATACTCTGTTTGATTTCCAGGTATTCTACTAAATTGATTTAAATCGTAAAAATACTGTTCAAATATATCTAACTGTGCTTGATTAGCCATTGTGTTAAATTCCTGAGGTGTAATATATCCTCGCTGTTCTTTGTTAGTTATAGCTAACACTCTTTGGTATACTGTGTTTACGTTTACTGCCATTGTATTATTGTTATAGGTTAAAGGCCCACAATCGCAGGCCTTTTCCTACAATTGCTTTACTTTAATTTTTTTTCAATATTTTGAAATACTTCAATTCCGTCGTCGGTTTTAAAGTAAGCTGCTAATGCTGAATATGGGTTTTCATCAAATGGAACTTTAATTAATTTTCTATCAGTTGACCCCCACATAAATGTTCTTTGGTCATTAGATAATTTAATAATACCTTGTTCTGTTGCTTTTATACCTACATTTCTAATATTTAGATTTTCATCATTAGCTAATTCTAAGAATAAGAAAGGATTTCTTCTAGCAAATAGTAAGCAATCTCTTTTAAGTTCCTTAGAAGTCATCTTAGACACTCCATTTCCAATCTCAGCTCTTAAAATTGCTTCAATATGATCCAATTCTAAAGTTTGAGCTAAATTTAAAGCTTTAATTTCCATTTCTAAATAGTCTATATCATTTTCAGCTATCTGTACTGGATTATGTTCTTTAAATTTTTTATTTAAATCTGGGTGGTGTGCTAAATATTTTTGTAAAGTTTGTTTTTCTTTTGGAACAAATAATTTTCCATCTTTAAACATAATATGGCTTAATTTTTGAGGGCCTTTCATTTCATCTACAAATATTGTTTTTTGATTTTCACAATATTTAATTTCTCTTTCATAGCCTAATTCTTTGTCAAACCATAAACATCCTCTACTTTTTATTATATAAACTATAGGAGATTCGCCTATTGAAAGTTCATATAATTTATCTACAAATTGTGGTTTTTTTACTACAGGCTCCACAGCCTTTTTTACTACAGGTTCTACAACCTTAGTCTTTTTTGTTTTTTCCATGATATAATATAATAAAAGTTAAAAATAAAAAGGGCAGGGTGCCGAAGCACCCGTTCCTTTTAAATTAAGTATTAAGAGTCAAATCTGATAAAGTTGTTAGCAGCTTGTACTACTAAACATCTTTCTGAAAGATAGTGAACTTCCATAATGTCTTTACCAGTTGTAGATGCTCCACCTACAGAACCAGTAATCCATGATTTCATTCTTCTATCATCAGTTTCAGAAGCTCTATATCTTACGTGTAAGAAAGGTCTTCTAACGTTTTTACCTAACATTTGGTCATACACTGAAGATGTACCAGCTGGTACTAAAAGTCCTTTTAATCCTCCTACTAAACCTCTTGTAGATTTATCGTTAAGATATTTCCAGTCAGTTTTATAAAAGTCATAAGAACCTCTTCTAAATCCAGAGAATCCTAAGTTAAGTGCCATGTCAGATGAATTTTCAAATACACCAAAGTTTACACCACCTGTAATACCTGGGTTTAATCCCGCTAACAAGTCGTCAATAACTAGATTTGCATCTCTATTTAAGAATAACATATTTTCTTCAATAGCACCTTGCTTATCTAATTCCTTTAATAAATCATCAAATTCTGATAATTCAGCTGATGCGTTGAATTGGTTTGTCGCAACAATACCTCTAGTTCCAATCGCAGATAAAAGTCCTTCAGTACCCTGAACAGCTACATCAGAAGCAGCAGTCCCAGATCCTGTAGCTGCTTTTTCAGCTTCAATCATAGACATTTCTAAATAGTCCTCAAATCTTACTCTAGTATCACCTTCAGCCTTCATATACCATAAGTAACCTGCCATTCCAGACTCACCACTTACTTCAACCCAACCAATTTGAGCTGTATCAGAACCAGAAACTTCAAAGTGATCTTTGATAATAATTGGTCTGTTAGTAAATGATTTAAAGTTTGGCTCAACAGCGTCAGTCATTGAATCAGAACCTTTTACAAATTCAGAACCGTAAACAAAGAATCTAATAACAACAGCTGTGTCTCCACTTGCTAATGTTGCTAAATCATCAAAGTTTTCAGCACCGTAAGGTAATAATGTTAAAGAAAGGTTATCAGAAGCTACAGCCGTACATTTAGCTTTAACTACTACAGTACCAGCACCTCCAACGATAGAAGCTACTACAGTAGCACCAACTCTTACAGAGTGAGCTATTGAAGAACCTGATTCGTTGTCAACGTCTTTAATTGCAGTAACCGCACCGTTTGTACAGTTAATAGTTCCTTTATATGCCAGGTGTAATCTACCCTGCTCAGACCAAATAACTTGATCAGAAGCCATAGGCATTTCAGCACCTACCATTCTCAAGAATGAAGAAACAGAACGGTTTCCGTATCTTTCAACTTCTTGGGCGTACAATTCAGGTAGAAATTGTTGTGACCAATTCTTACCATCTGTACCATGAAAATTTAAATAGTTAGATGACAGCGTTACTTTTTGCGACGCTGGGCTAACTAAACTACTGGCTAATGGGCCAGTAAACGTATTATCGTTTGCCATTTTTCAAAAGTTTTTAATAGTTTTTTAATTTTAGTTTAATTCCTGACAAATCATCTCCGCTAATAACTCTTGCTTTCATTCCGCCAGCTTCAACATTTTGATGTCCTGATCTAGGACTCATGTTGATATTCTTAGCAGACTTAACAGATTGCTTAATAGCATCTGCCTTGCCTTGTTCATAAAAGTGTTGAGCGATAGCATCGGAATTCATCGCGGTAAATAAAGCTTTATGATAGCCAGGAGCATCAGCCATCTTATTTTCTTTATCTAAGAACTTCTTAGTAAAGTTATTGATGTCGCTCTGGGTTTCTCTAACCTCATTTACATTCTTCACATTAAACCTAAATCTCTTATCCCCGACATTGTATTCAAAACCTTTGAACTTATCGTTAAAAAGCGAAGTGGTTTTATTGTTAAACACATCTCTTTGAGATTGTGCTATTTTTTGATTAGCTTCGGTTTCTTCATTATATCTATTGAAAAAATCCATAGCTTTCTGGGCTTCAGGTGTTAGCTTATTCCCAGCTTTAATTTCTTTATAATATGTTGCTTTAGCGTCTTCTAATTTATACTTAGCCTCAGCAACAGCTTCTTTAAAAGCTAATTTTTTTCTTTTTATATCTTTAGGTTCGTCAACTTCCTCATCGTAAGAAAAACTATCATCAATTAAAAATGTTATTTCTTCCTGCGTTAAATGAGGTTTACTTTGAGAATAATATTCCTGTAGTAAATCCATTTGTTCGAACTTTTCGTAATCCTTATTTAAAGCAACATAATCCTCTAAATCCCCACCAGTTTCATTCATAAACTTAACTAAGTCTTGAATATTTTCTGGATAGTCTATTGATTCTTGTGCTTCAACTTCCGGTAATACTTCTTCTTGTTGCGGTGTGGGCTGGGTAATTTCAGCGCCTGCTTCCACTCCTGTATTGTCAGTTGAATCCTCTTCATCTGTAATTTCTTGTAATACCGATTCTTCTTCTGCCGGTTCCTCTTCCTTTACTTCTTCTTCTTCTTCTCGTACTTCTTGCAATCCCACTTCGGCTTCTTCCCCAGTTTCTTCAACCTCGACGCTTCCGCTAGGCACGCTATCTTCTGTTTCTTGTTCTTGAACGGCATCTTCTTGATTATTAATTTTACTGTAGTCAACTTTATACATGTTTGATTCTTGGTCAAACCCCGCATTCTTTTGTACTACTTCTTCTTTTTCTTGCACAGATAATTCTTCACCTGTGTCTAACACTTTAGCTTTAATTTCTTTTGCCATAATAAAATATTATATGATTATACAATTTATATATTACTTAGGTTCAAATGCACCTAAGTTAAAATTACCGCTTATTATATCGTTTCCTGCCGATTCGAAATTTTTAGGCGGTCTACCAGTTTTTCTCTGGTCGATTAATTCAGATTGTTGAGACGCCTGTATTTTTGTACGTTCATCTTTACGATCTTCTTTTTTGTTCATTGCATTGGACTCTGAATCGGTTTTAACTTTTGCTAAAGCCATATTCATTTGGAATTCCATTTGCATTAATTGTTTCTTTAATTCAGCTTCTCTGTAAAGTTTATTAGTATCTAACTGACTTTTAGCTTGTTCTAATTGTATTTTACTTTGAGTTAACGCTTGTTGTTTTTGTATTTCTGCTTGTGCCGCAACTTGTTGTGCTTGAGCGTTTGCTTGTGCCTGAGCCTGTATATTTTGTTGTTGCATTTTTTGGTCTCTTTCTTGCTTCTTTTTTCTTCTTAATTTTAAAAGTTGATTAGCAAGTTTAACATTTTTAATCATTCTTATATCAATAGCGTCTTCTAATTCAATATTATTTTGTGCTATTGCCACTTGAATATTATTTTCTAATAGTTGTTTTTCTTCTTCATCTGGCTCTAATTCTAAGAATATACCAAAATCATGTAAATGTAATTCCGCTAATTCTTTTAAAGTTCCAACGTTATGCGACCCTATACTTTGTATGAAAGCATTTGCTGTTGGAGAATATTCTAAAACATCAGAAATTCTTAATGATATTTTTTCAGCCATTTCAGCTGTTAAGAACAATCCGCTTTGTAATATATGTCTAGTAGCTGTATTGCTATTTGCTGCCGCAAGCTTTTGCACACCTACTAAGGCATTCTTATCCGGAGTGCTGCCATCTCTTGCCTCGTTTAATCCTGTAGCATCTCTCATCATTTGTAAATAATAATTATAAGTGCTAATTAAAGCGGATAGTTTTCCTGTACCAGAATTATTACTTATTTCTTGTATTGGGACTTTTCCTGGGTTCATATCACCATCAGATGTAAATGATCTACCTATAATACTACCTGTTTGGAAAAACATATTTAATGCTTCTTGTGGATTGTAATTACTACCGTTTCCTAAATCAACTTCCGCTAATCCATCGGCATCAACATATACACCATCCGGAACCATTCTTGCAAGTATTTGCTGAATTTTTAAATGAGTTAACTGAATCATGTCTGCAAACCCAGTAACTCTGCTAACTAAAGATTCAACCTTACCGTTATACAATCTTGGTGCTACTATAGAATAATTAAGTTTAACTTTATTTACATCGCTTTTTTCACGCAACATATTTTCACAAAGATTCCATTTAAGTAATTGTTTAGCCCCTGGTAAATACACACCTTCATAAACAACTTCAATATTTTTAGCAATACGTTCAAATTTTAATCCTTCAACCATTGGTGGATTGAAAGCGTCTGATTTTTTAATAATTTTTTCTGCCCCAGTTGCTGTTTCTTTTACTTTATAAACCTCATTCATGTACGTTTTATAACTAAAGTACATTAATTGAATAGAATTATTATCTGTATTATTAACTTGAGAATTATATTTATTATAGCTATTGTAATCCCCGTTACCTTGACTTTGTATTTTCTTTAAATCTTCATCTGTTAAATTCGGAAATTCTTTTTTAACTTCTGATATATTAACATTTTTAATTTCACCTACATAG